GCGCCGGGCGGGCAGGGCGGCGAGGCGCGCCTCGGCGGGGCGCGTGTCATGGATGCGGTCGAACAGGTAAAGTGTGAACGGGGCGAGCCCCGCGCGCCGGGCGATCAGTGACAGCGTGGCGGAGAATCCGGCGGCGGCGCGCAGCTCGCCCTCGACGCTGGTCAGGCCGAAGGCCCGGATCGCGGCGTCCAGATCCCGGTTGCGCAGGCGGTTCAGCGCGCGGCTGCGCGGCGTGCCGGCGGCATCGATGATGATGCGGACGCCGTCAATCTTGGGCTGGGCGATCAGCGGCAGGTCGCGCGCCGCACCATCCGCCGACCCGGCCAGCATCGGCGCCCAGGCGCGCGGCGGTGCGGGCGGGCGTGCCACCGGCGCGGGGATGCGCGCGGCGCAGACCCCGCCGGAGATCCGGACGGTGATGCCGGACGCGCTGCGGGTGAGGGTGGCGTTCATGCCGCACCGCCTGCCGTCCTGGCGAAGTGCACCTGAGCCTGTGTCGGCGTGGCGGGTTCGAAGCTGGGGTGGTGCTGACCGTCGGCTGTGATCACTTCGAGCGTGTGAAGCTTGAACAGCCCGCCGAGCGTCCAGTTGCACGGCTTCCCGTCGGGCTCTTTGCGCGGCGCCTCGGCTTCCGTCCACCGCCCGACGCACGAATAGCCCAGATGGCGTTCGATCTCGGCAAAGGTTTCGCCAGCGCCGGCCGCCATCAAGTCGCGGCCGCTCTGAACGGTCCCGCACATGGGGCAGACGAAGGCGAGATCCATCCGGTGGCCGACGCCTTGCGCAACCAGAGCCGCGTGAAAGTCCTCCAGAGGAATCGCGCGAACAGCGTTGCCGCATTCTGCTGTCGGGGCGGGGGCGCTCATGCCGCACCGCCCGTCGCGTCCTCGTCTTCCCCATGCCGGTCTTCATCAGGCGGGCAGTCGGCGTCGATCAGGTGTTTGAAGGCGACGACCGAGACGATGCCGGCGAGGAAGGGCGGGGCGGTGATGCGCACGCTGGCCTTGCCGATGGCGTCGTGGACGTGGCTGACGACGCCGTCGCATTCATTGCGGCCATTGAGGAAGCTGGCCTTCGCGCCGACGCGCAGCCAGGCCGGGCGGCCGGGCGGCGGGCGGTGGTCGGCCAGCACGATGATGTTGGCGTGCTGGCCCTGTTCGATGCAGTTGAGCATGGGTCTCGTCTCCCGTTTCAGCGACCGGCGGTCGGTGAGTTCGGAAGCCAGAATGATGAAATTTCATCACTTGTCAAATCGAATGATTAAAATACGTCATAACACAGCGTTCCCGATCGGTTACAATCTCGCATGCTCTGGGTTCTGATTGGGTCAGCGCTGGTTGTGTGGGTGTTGGCCGGGGCTTTCCAGCCGAAGCGCCGCCGCGCAAAGACGCGGCCCGCCGCGGCGGGAAAGTCGACGCCAAGACCCCTTTGGATCGCGAAGCGGGCCTTCGAACAGCCCTCGCGCGGCGGCGCGGATCTCGTTTTCAAATCGATCTTCAAAAATCTGAACCGCCGCTACCGGATCGAATACATTGACACGGAAGCGCGGCGGAGCCTGCGCTGGATACGCGTCAACGATGGAAGGGGGCCGTGGATGGGCGAGCTGCTCTATCTTGACGCCTGGTGTGAAAAAGCGCAGGCCGAACGAACATTCCGTGTCGACGGAATTATGAAGATAAAGCGCAGCGGTGAAAACTGGTCGCCGCTGTTTCCGGAAACGGTGATCGTCGAAGACGTTTGCGACATGGCAGATCTTCAGGTGCCGGATTGGGTTCAACAACGAGAGAGGGGAGTGGCATGACTGCAATTCTCGGTACGATTTTGTGGTGTGTGGCGGCCTGGCTGTTCTGGATCGGCATCACCGGCGGCAATGACTTCCACCTGATGAGCGCGATCACCGTGCTTGGCATCGGCGTGCTGGCCTTCGGACAGGCCGAGCAGGCGCATCTGCTGGGGCGCATCGAGCGTCAGCTGAAGCTGGCGCGCAAGGATGAGGCCAAGCGGCAGGAAGCCGAGGGCGCGAAACCGGCCGTGCGATACGACATCGATGACGACAGGGACGACGCGCTCGGTAAGCTCGCCCGGGAGCAGGGCTAGCCTTCCGCGCACCAGTCGTGGCGGTGACCGTCCCAGGCGACGGCCAGCCCGGCCGCGATGAGGTGTTCGCCTGCTTCTTCCCCGCCCACGAGGATCCGCGCCAGCGTTCGGCCATAGCGGTCTTCGCCCTCGCGCTCGATCGTCCATTGCCCGCCGGTCAGGAAGGCGGCGAGCTCGATCCGGGCGGTGACGGCGAGCTGACGCTCGGCGTCGCAGGCGGCGCGTCCGCCCATTTCCGGCGCGTCGATGCCGATCAGGCGGATGGTCTCGCCCGCGATCTCGACCGTGTCGCCATCGATCGTTCGGAAAGCCGGCGAGATCTGCAGCAAGGCCAGCGCGGTGAGGGTGGCAATCACCGCTTCGCCACTGAGGGGTCGGCGACCGATACGAAGGGCTGGGCCTTGACCAGTTCGACATCCTCGCGCAACGGGCTGCCGTCCCAGCTTTCCAGATTGTAGCGGCCGAATGTGTAGCCGCGGCGGACGACCTTGAAGAGCAGCTCGCCCGCCTTCGTCTCGACAATGCAGGCCTTGCCGATCACTTCGGCCGGGTCGATCGCGTCACGGTTGAGGCAATAGATGATCCAGCGGTCGGCGGCCGGGGGCATGGACAGGCCCCTTATCTCGTAGGCGACCAGGTCGGTGGAAGGCAGGATGCCGGGCGGATGGGCGACCTCGTAGAGCCCGTCATTCTCGCCCATCCCGTCCATCACCTGCACCGTTGCGCCCGCCCCGACGAAGCCCTTGACCCATATCCGCTTTTTCACAGGCTCGTAGGATTCACCGTAAAGCGCGGCAGGATTGAGGCCAAGGGCGGACGCAATCTTGCGCTCGTTTCTTGCGTTCAGCGTGTCGGAATAGCCGTTCAGGTAGGAGCGGATCGTTGCCGCGCTGACGCCGGTCGCGCGGGAAATAGCCGCGGCGCTGGTCAGGCCCGCGCCCGCCATCGTCCGTTTGAAGGCTTCGCGCCTGCGGTCGGCCCATTCGCTCATGGACTGGCTTGTACACAAGAATCGGGCGCCCGCGTGCGGCGGGTTTCCAACGTTCATGGTTGACGAGTGATGAAAAATCATCATTCTCCCGATTCATGCAGACGCAATCTCACATCGAAGCCGTCCAGTCGCGCCTTCGCTCGGCGCTAAAACGCGGTGCTGTGGCCAATGATCAGCTCGTTGCGCAGTGCGGCGTGCCGCTGCCGACTCTGCGCATGATGGCGCGGCCAAACTGGCGGCCCCGGTCGATCGAGAACTTGATCGCGGTCGAGCGCGCACTGGCCGATGAACCCGGCGCTAGCCCTGTCGCACCCGACACCGAGGCCTCGCAATGACCTCGGCCCCATCATCCCTTTCCCCCATCCCGGCCGGTGCACTGACCGCTGGCCGCAGGAGCCTGCTCCTCCGCGGCCGGGCGCCGGGCCGGGATGTGCGCCGCCGGACAATGTCTGTCCCTCCCCAAGGGTTCGGCGGCGCACGTCTTTTTCCAACCGAGGCGGCGATATGACGGACGCGTGGTCACAATACGAAACCGCCTGGCGGGAGTGCATGAAGATGTGCGGCGGGCATGTCGTGTCCGTTCATCACCACGATGGCGATGTGGTTCTGAAGGTCGAAAAGCCGGGTCTCGACGGGGCCAAGCTTACGGCGCGCATCGCGCCGATGATGGCCGCCACACTGGGCCAGCGGATGATGAGCGGCGCGCGCGAGGCACAGGCTTTCCGCGACCGGCAGTCTGCCCCGACTGCGCCTGCGCCCGTCGCGCCGCTGACCAATTTCGAGGAATGCGTCGCCGCCGCCATCGCGCGCCTGAAGGCGCAGGGGCGGCTGTGATGGCGCACGGCTATTCATCCCGGCCCGCCACGGCGGGCGAAGCCCGCAGCACGAGGTCGATCATGGCGGCCATGGCGGCGCGGATATCCGCGGCTTCACGGGCGGACGGCAGGGCGTCCGCCGGCGCATCTCCGGTGCGCAACGCATCGCCGGCGGCGAACAGCAAGTCTTCCGGATGCTCTGCCATCGAGGCGAGCGCGGTCAGCATGGTGACGCCTTCGATGGCGGCGAGGCGCAGGGGCGGGGCCATCCGGAGCCTGGCCGGGGCCGTGATGAACGCCGTGAGCGTGTTCACGATGGGCTGCAATTCTTCGGATCGGCGCGCGCGTTCCGCGTCCTGCCGGGCGCCGATCGCGGCCCATGCCGCCTGTCCGGCCAGATCGGCGGCGATGGGCGCATTGCCCGGCAAGTCGAGCCCGAGGCGGACCGCGATGTTCGTGAAGGCGATCGCCAGCTCCTCGGCCGTCAAAGCAAATGTTTCAGATTCGTCCTCGCGCATCGCGCCCTCCCATCGTGTCGAGACTGGCAGTCTAGCACCCGCCCGTCACCGCATAAGCCTGCGGGGGTTATGGCATGTCTGACGGCTTCCTTTGTCCCGGCGACCGCCGGTCGCTGAAACAGGCGTTCTCGGTGGCCCTCAAAAAAGCCGGCGGGCAGTCGGCTGCCGCCGAGCACACGCGCGTCGATCAGACGACGCTGAGCCGCGCGGCCAGCTTTACCAATCCGGACTGCGCCGAGTGCTTCCCCGCCGCCGACACGGTGGTCGAGGTCGACCTGCTCGCCGGGGAGCCGGTGATGCTGCGCGCGCTGGCGCGCCTTCTGGGGCAGGCGCTGGTTCCGCTGCCGGTGATCGATGCCGCCGCGCCCGGCGGGGCGGAGGCGGCGCGTGTCGTCACCGAGCTGGGCCAGGTGCTGACCGCGCTCGGCCAGGCGCTGAGCGATGATGGCCGGGTCGGCTCGGTCGCCGAGATCGACGCCATCCTGCCCGAACTGGACGACGGGGGCGATGCGATCGCCCGCCTGAAACACGTCCTGGTTCATCGCCGGGCGGCGCTGCTGGCTTCGGAGGGGCGTACGTCATGACCCGGCCCGGCTTTCCCCATACCCGCAAGCTGAAGCAGCGCCGCGCCGGGCATGGCGCGGGTGTGTGGTCGCTGGCCTTGGCCGCCGCCGTGCTGGGCGCGGTTCTGCTCGCCGTCATGGCGACCCTGCCGCGCCCCTTCGTGACGGACGCTTTCGCGCCCTCCTCAGGACAGGGGGATGAGCTGTGAGCGGGGCGGCGCAGATCTCCGCGACCTTCGACTGGCACCGGTCGCGCTTTACCGTCACCGGCTGGGCCGAGGCCGGGCGCTGGATCGCCGTGTCGGGCGTGGTCGCGCACATGGGTGCGGGCCAGTCTGGTCGCGCGGACGGTGATGATGCGCGGGCCATCGTCCAGGCCGCCGGCGTCGTGGCCGACTTTCTCGCCGACCTTTCCGACGCCGCGCGGGCCGACCCGGACCGCGCCGCCAGCACGCTGCAGGATTTTGCCGAAGCCCTGAGCCGCACGCCGATGTCGGCCGCCTCGGCCCTGGGCGCTCTGCTCGCCGCGATGGCGGGGGCGGAGACCGGTTCCGATTCCAAGACCATTCAACCGGATCCCCGTCTTCACCCTTCGAGACGCGCCGATGGCGCTCCTCAGGACGGGCGGGAAAACGAGGAGGTTTCCCATGGCGATCGATCCTGACGCGCCGTCACACGTGGCGTGCCGCATGCCGCCGCCCCTGCGGCTGGAAGTGCTGGAGCGGGCAAAGCGGATGCAGGCGCGGTCCACCGCCGCGAGTCTGAAACAGGCCCGCGCCGGATCCTATGACGACGCGGCCTGGTGCCGCGCCGTCGGCGGGCAAACGGCACGGGACGGGAGGGCGTGATGCTGGCGCTGCAGATCCTCGCCGCCGCTTTCATGGCGCTCGGCGTCTGGCTGGCGATCGGGTTGGCGATCGCGTGGCGGTCGGCGCTGTCGCTGAACGGCCATTCGGCCCTGTTGTTCGTGATCTTCTGGCCGGTGCCCGTCGCGGCATGGGCCGGAGACGGGCTCGCCGAGTTTGCCCGCGCCATCTGGGGGGCGGTTGAGCGATGACCCAGATTGAATGGACGCATATGCCCGGGTTCAAGGGCGAGACCTGGAACCCGGTGGTCGGGTGCCAGATCGTCTCGAAGGGCTGCACGAATTGCTATGCGATGCGGCAGGCCGCGCGCCTGCTCGATGGCAATCCCAAGACGCCACACTATGCCGGTACGACTCGCCAAGTGAACGGGCAGGCGGTCTGGACCGGCAAGATCGGGATGGCGCCTGACACCGCCTTCAACGCGCCGCTGCGGGCCAAGGCGCCGCGATGCTATTTCGTGAACTCGATGGGCGACCTCTTTGCCGAGGGCGTGCCGGATGGCTGGATCGACCGGGCCTTCGCGGTGATGGCCCTGACGCCGCAGCACCGCTACCTGATCCTGACGAAGCGGCCCGACCGGATGCGGGCGTATCTGTCTGCGGAGTGCCGCGGGCGCGAGATCACGGCTGCGATGTTTGGTCTGCGGGCGGGCGAACCGTTGAGCTACGCCGGGCCTTGGCCCCTGAAGAATGTCTGGCTGGGCGTCAGCGTCGAGGACCAGGCGGCGGCGGACAGCCGTATTCCCGACTTGCTGGCGACGCCGGCGGCGGTGCGCTTTATCTCTGCCGAACCGTTGCTCGGTCCGGTCGATCTGACATCGATCCGCCGGCGCGAAGCCGAGGGCTTCATGCGTCCGCTCGACGGGCGGTTGAGCCGCATCGACTGGGTGATCGCCGGCGGTGAGTCCGGCAAGGGCGCGCGGCCGATGCACCCGGACTGGGCGCGGGGGCTGCGTGACCAGTGCGCGGCGGCGGGTGTGGCGTTTTTCCTGAAACAGTGGGGGCAATGGCTGCCGATCTATGACCGGGATCGAGAGGATCCGGACTGGCAGCATGTCGGCGAGGCGGAACGTCTCTCGCCGAAGGGCCGCTGGCTGAACCTGGAGGGCGGTCACGGGTTTCATGGCGAGCGGGTCGTTCGTGTTGATCGCGTCGGCAAGACCGCCGCTGGCGCGCGCCTGGATGGCGTCGAGCACCGCGCCTTTCCCGCACTTCGCGACGCGGGCGATGCCCGCTCCTCAGGACAGGGAGGCGCGGCATGACTGACCGTCCGATCCTGTTTACCGCGCCGATGATCCGGGCGCTGCTCGAGGGCCGCAAGACGCAGACGCGGCGGGTGATCAAGAATCGCGGTGCGCTTCCGGATTATCGCGGTCCGCGCGGATGTGAGCGCGACCCGGCGATGTGGGGCTGGGAGGACGGCGCGACCGGCGAGCACATCGCTCTCGTCGCCGCGGTTCAGGGTGACCCGGTGTGGAATGGTGGCTTCGCCGTCGGCGACCGGCTGTGGGTGAAGGAGGGCTGGTCCGGTGCGCTGTCCTTTGATCGCGTGAAGCCGCGCGATCTGCCGCGAACCGCCATTTTTTATGAGGCTGACGGAGCTAAGAGCTTCGAAGATTTTGCGCCGGGCAAGTCACGGTCGTCCCGCTTCATGCCGCGATGGGCGAGCCGCCTGACGCTGGTCGTCACCAAGGTCCGCGTTCAGCGGGTGCAGGATATCAGCGAGGAGGATGCCAAGGCGGAGGGGATTTCTGTCTTTCCGCTTCAAGACGCCGACGATCCGTCGGCCTGGTGGCAGAGCGCGCCGGGTGAAAACCAGTCTCGAACGGCTCGTGGGTCGTTCCACTCTCTCTGGGATTCCCTGAACGCCAAGCGCGGCTTCGGCTGGGATACGAACCCGTGGGTCGTGGCCGTCAGCTTCGATGTCCACTGCGCGAATATCGATCAGCTTGGGGATCGGCGCGGGTTGCTGCCCGCGCCATGCTGGCAGGTGATGCCATGCTGACCGCGCGGGAGAGGGAGTGCCTGCAACTGATCTGCGCCCGGCTCGACCGGGACGGCGTCGCGCCGAGCTTTGCCGAGATGATGGCCGGGTTGGGGCTGGCGTCGAAGTCTGGCGTGCACCGGCTGATAAGCGGGCTTGAAGACAAGGGTTATATCCGGCGGCTGAGAGGACGCGAGCGCGCGATCGACGTGCTGAAGCGCCCGGAAGGCCGGGTGGAGATCGCCGAACAGGCGGGCTTTCCGCAGGGCCGACTGGCGATGGCGGAAAAGCTGATCGCCCACTTCCTCGATGCGACGGACCCCGGTGAACGCTTGGGTCTGGCGGCGTTCATGGACGCTGAGTTCGACCCGGCCGGGTCGCCGGGCATGACGCTGCGCGATGTGCGCACCGCATCGATGGTGTTCGTCCGCCGCGGTCCCGTGGCCCAGACGGCCGGAGCGATCGGCCTGGCGCGCGTGAAGCGGTGCGGGCAGGGGGTGGTGCGATGACCGCTGCCCCGATGACCCGATACTGGATTCGGTTCGACGTGATCGGGCCGCGGCTGGAAACGCTGTCCGACACCGGCTGGCGCGCCCGCGAGGGGAATTGGCGCGAGGCCATCATGCGCCTGATCGACCGATTCAGTTATCACCCCGGGCCGTGCGACGATGATGAAGGTCAGCTGATCTCTCTTCTGCCGGGCGGATTGGGCCTGAAACGCGTTTGCGTTCGGTTGACCCCGCCGGAAGGCGGTGCGGCATGACCGCCGCCGCCCGTCTCCCTGAGGTCCGGATCAAGGCGTTCTCGCCGAAGGCGATCGATGTGGCCACGCGCGCCGCGGCGGCGCATTTCCGGGTGCGGGAGGGGGCGGAGCTGCCGCCCCCGGCCCGGCGCGCGGCGGTGTTCGGCCTGTCCATCTTCTTCCGCACGGGCGGGCCGGAGGCGGCGGTTCTGGCCGGCGTGGCGGCCGATACCGAGGCGGGCGCGGCCCTGCTCGCCCCCGGCTATATCAGCGGGGAGGCGGCGGGGAAGGCAGCGCTGTCGGTCGCCGATGCGCTGAACTGGGCCTTCGTGTGGAAGCGTGAATCGGAAACTCAACGACCGCCGGTCGCTGAAACGCCTGTGCCGAACGCGCCGCGCAAGACGCGCGCCGAGGGCTGGTCCGATGCGGAGCTGGAGACGCTGCGCGCGGGACGGGCGGCGGGCAAGAAGGTGGCGGCGCTGATGGCCGACCTGCCCGGGCGGACGGAAGGCGCGATCCATACCAAGATCCGCGATCTGAAACTGCCGCCCGCCAAGGTGGAACGCGACACGCCCGGGGCCTGGAGCGAGGCGGAGAATGCCATCGTCGCGCGCGGCCGGGCGCGGGGCGAAAAGTACACGGTGATTGCTGCGCGCCTGCCGGGGCGCAAGCCGGCGTCCTGCCGTGTCCAGGCGCAGAAGCTGGGCATCACGAAACGGCGCACGCCCGGCAGCGAAGCCGTGGCCGTGGCCCCTGTCACCGAGCGGTCGATCCACCATCCCGCCAAAGGCGCCCTTCGAGACGGCAGCGAAGCCGCCTCCTCAGGACAGGGCGCCGGCGGGCCGTGGAGCGACGGCGAGCGCGACGCACTGAAGGCCGCGCGGCTGAGCGGCGAGCGATGGACCGAGACGCTGAAGCGCTTCCCGGGCCGGACGATGAATGGCGTGCGCGCGGAGTTTGGCCGCCTGACAGCCGATGATCCGGACCTGCTGGAGCGGGCCCGCGAGGCCAGTGCCCGCATGCGCGCCGGGGGCAGGGGGCCACGATGGACGCCGGACGAGGATGCCATCGTGCGCGCCGGGGTCGAGGCCGGGCGATCCGACGCGGACATCGCGGCGGATCTGAAGCGCCGCACGCCGGAGGCGGTGCGCAGCCGGGCCAAGGTGCTGCGCATTCACACCCGACCGACCGAGGCCGAAAAGCTGGCCGGGGCGCAGGCGGCCGTGATCTGGACGCCGGCGGACGATGCGGTGATCGCCGAGATCGCCGCGAAGGGGTACAGCGCCGACACCGCCATCGCGCGCCTGCCGCGCCACGACCGGGACATGGTCCGCGCGAAGCTGGCCATGGCCGAGCGGCGCGCACGGCGGGAGGCGCATCCGAGGGGCGAGGCGATCTCGTCCGGCCCGGCCATCGAAGGGGCGGAAAACCGGGGTGTGAACGCGGCCCTGTCGCTGGCCCCGAAACAGTGCCGCTGGCCGGTCGGCGATCCGCGCGAACCGGACTTCCATTTCTGCGGCGCGGCGAAGGTGCGGGGCCAGTACTGCGCCGCCCATGCGGCGATGGCCTACCCCCCGAAACAGAAGCGCCGCCGGGCGAGGCAGGACGCCGCGGCCGCGCTCGATTCCCTTCAAGCCCTGCGCGAAGCCCGGATCAGGAGGGCAGTGCAATGAGGGATTACGGTGTTTTTCAGGTGATCGCCGATCGGTGCCGGGCGGAAGCGGAGGCGGCAGAACGGTTTTCGCTGAACCGGGGGCTGTTCATCGCGCTTTGTGCGCCTGTGCCATGGCGCGTTCGCACGCTTCGCGCGATGCCGCGATGGGTTCGTCGGGCGTGGTTGGCGCTGGTCGAGCATTGCCTGTCAGTGGCACGGGACGGCCTCGACTACGTCGACGTTTCGACCAGCGCTGGCGGTGGGATCAGGGTGTCGGTCGCCGTTCCATTTTCGCAGGCTCGCCGCGTGCGGTCGCTTTACGAGCTGGCGGACGAAGCCCGGCTGCTCGCGAGGGGTCAGGCATGAGCGTCACGAACCTAGCCGACTACCGCAAGCGGGTGCGCCCGCGCGTCGAGCCCGGCGCGCTGGACGAGGCACAGGCGGCCGCGAACGATGCCTTCGACCGGGGCGCGGACCTGCCCAAGGGGATGGCCTTTCGCCTGGTCATCGAGATCGGCAGCGATGGTTCGGTCACGAAGGACTGGGCGGTTTGCCGCGAGGGCGGACCCTACTCCCCCCGCACGCTGGAGGCCGCCCATGCCGCCGTCCTGGCCGCGCAAGGGGAGATCGGCGCGGCGGCGCTGGCCGATGGCCTGAAAGCCCGGATCGTGGCGGTGCTGGCGCAGGTGTGCGAGCGCCACGGCGTGACGCTGGCGCAACTGAAGCGTCGGCGGGAGCGCGCCCCGCACATCGTGGCGGCGCGCCGGGATGCGGTTCAGAGCCTGATGGCGATACCGGGGCCGAAGCGCACACCGGGCAGTCAGGACCGTCCGGCGCTGAGCCTGTCGCGGATCGGGAGAATTCTGGGCGGGTTCAGCCATGCCTCGATCTCGAAATACGCGGCCGGGCCGCGACCGGCGAACCGCAGGGCCGCGCCGGTGCCGCAGCCGCGCCATGCGAAATGGACGCCGCAGGACTGGGCGGCGGCCTTTGCGAAGGCTGAAGCCGAGTTCGAACGGATCTGCGCGGCTCACGGCATGCCGCCCGCGCGGGTGCGGGGAAAGTCCAGGCGGCGGGAAGTCGTCGCGGTGCGGCGCGAGATCGCCCGGGCGCTGAACGCGATTCCGGGACCGGCGGGCAAGCCCGCCATCACCCTGACTCGCATCGGCAAGATGCTGGGCGGGCGGGACCATTCCACCGTGTTCAACCTGATCCATGGCAAGCGCCGGAAGGGGGCATTGTCATGACCGCGCTGCGCGCCCTTCACCGGATCCCGGACGCCGCGAACGATGCCGGGTCGCTGCGCGAGCGGATCGACGCGCTGGAGGCCGAGGTCGCCTACTGGAAAGAGCTGGCCACGGGCAGCGACCTGACCGCGCCGCCGGAGTGGGCGATGACGCCGGTGCAGGCCTTCCTGGCCGGGCAGCTGGCAAGGCGCGGCATCATCCGCCGCCAGACCGTGGCGCAGATGTGGCCCGGCAGCGCGGGCGAGGATGTGCCGCTGAAGACGGTGGATGTGCATGTCTGCCGCCTCAGGAAGCGGCTGAAGGCCCTTGGCGTGGAACTGACCACCGTGCGGGGCGTCGGCTGGTCCGTCAGCGCGGCCGACCGCGCGCGCCTGATGGCGGCGATGGCGCCGGGAGGTGAGGGATGAGCGATCAAAAGAAAGCCCCGAACCAGCTGTGGCCGGTCGGGGCATGCCCCCGAAAGGGTCTTGAGGCGCAACGGAATTTACCGCGCGCGATCAACGAATTTCTATCGATCCGCATCAGTCGTGGCAAGGCCGCCGGATTCGGGCGGGACTTGACGCACGTCAGCGAATGGGCACATCTTCGCCGCGCTTCGTCGAAAAAGGGCGGAGTACGGGGTAGCAGCCGTACGGTTCATAGGCGCCAGACCGCGCCAGAGAACCCGCTGAGCGCGGTTTTCTCATGGTCGGGCGCAATGGGGCACCTTCGGGTGCGCCGGTTTCCTATGAGCCGGTCTGCTAACCTGTTGTCGCCCGGCCACCCGTTTAGCAGCGGTGGGCCGGGGTTCACGCGAACTCATAGGAGCCCGGCCGATGCCGCGCATCACCGAACAATTCCCCCAAGACCATTGGCAGCACCTGCCCTTCGTGCGCGATCTGCGCGCGGGGCGGCATTTCTGGACAGTCACGCCGTCCGGCGACTGGATTCAGGACGCCGCGACCGGCGCGCATTATGCGCAACTGACGCTGAACACGATGTGGCGGCACGGCGATCCGGGCCAGCTTCTGGACCGCATCCTGTTGCAGATCGCAACCGGAAAACGGCCGCTGCACAGCCGGCCATTGCCCCCGGAAACGGCCTTCATTTCCGGCTTCGCGCGGGGACTGCTTCAAATCAAATAGCGGAGGCCGGGCGATGAGCTACGAGCTGTCTCAACGGGTGGTGCCCATCCGGATGGGCACGTGCGCCCAAAAGCTGGTCCTGTTCCTGGCGGCATTTCACGCGAGTCCGCGTGGCATCTGTCACATGACGCGGTCTGAATTGGCCGAGGCGGCGAGTTGCAGTGTGCGGACCGTCGACCGGGCCACGGCCTTCTGGACCCAGAGGGGCCTGATGTGGCGCACGCCAACCGGTGCGCTTCGCGTGCGCATTCCGAAGAAGGGAGCGCGCGGATGAGCCACAGGCATAACGACTGGGCCACCGAGGCCGTGTGTGAATCGGGTTCGGAAAAGGCGGTCTTGATGGTGATCGCCAACTATGTCGGCGTCGACGGCACGTGCTATCCGGGCCAAGACACTTTGGCGCGCAAGGCCTGCGTCAGCGTGAAAACGGTCGAACGCGCATTGAAGGCTTTCGAGGCGCGCGGGTGGATCGAGCGCAGGTTGCGCCGCCGAAAAGACGGGTCGCGCACATCGGATTTGATCATCATCACGGCTGTTCGTGCCGACGAGGCTTTTGAGGCGGCACAACCCGACAATTTGTCTGGTAGTGCCGAGGTGCCAACCCGACATCCTGTCCAAAGTCACCCGACATCCTGTCCAAAGTCACCCGACACCATGTCGGGGCTCACTACGTTTGAACCCCCAGAGGAATCCCCAGTTGAAGAACCGCGCGCGATGCGCGCGCGCAAATCCACCTCTCCGAAATCGGAACGCCGGAAGGCGACCCGGCTGCCCGAGGGGTGGGAGCCGCCGGACGCATTCATCGAGGAGGCGGTGAGCATGGGCTTGACCGAGGCGGAAGCGCGGGCCGAGGCGCACCGGATGGCGAACTGGTCACGGGGCAGTCCGAACGGGGCGAAGCTCGATTGGCGGGCAACCTGGCGAAACTGGCTGACACGCAAACTGGAAGAAAAATCCCATGGACGACACGGCAGGACAGGCAATGACGAGCGGCACCGCGCCGCTTTCGGGCGTGCTCTTCGTGCCTTTGGCGGAGGGCCGGGCGATGGTGCGGGAGCGGGGCCTGACGGCGGCGGTGCGCCGCCACGCCTCGGACTTGAAGGCCCGCCTTGACGAGCGGCATCCGGGCAAGGCGGCCGTCGCGGTGGAGCGGCTGTCGGCGCACTATCCGCGCATCGACCGGGACGAGCTGGCCGCGCAGCACTGGGCCGAAGACTGGTTGAGCGATACGGCGCATTTGCCGCCGCTGGTCATCGAGGAGGCCTGCGCTGCATGGCGGCGATCGGAAGAGCGCTGGATGCCCACGCCGGGCCAATTGCTGTCGAAGGCGGAGCGCATCATGGCGCTGAAGCTGGCCGAACTTCGCCGCTGCCACGAGCTGCTCGACGGGCCGCCCGAGCCAACCAGCGGACGGAAGGGCGATGGCGCGCGCCGACCGCCGAAGGGCGAAAAAGTTGCCCCCGACGCCCATGCCCAGACCGAAGCGCCGGTGGCCGAGATCATCATCGCGGATCTCGACATTCCCGGCGGGGCGGAAGGCAGCGTGATCCGCGCCGCGCTCAATGGCTGGCAGAGGCCCGCCAGCGTGCGGCCCTGGATCGGGCGGTTCCGCGTCGTCGATGCCAGCGATGGCGGCGAGCCGGACTGGAAGCTGGCCGTCGACGGGGACGAGTTCGCCTTCGCCGCCGTGTTCACCGGGGCGGCCATCCACCTGGGCCTGATGGCGCAGGGCGGGACGCTGCGCACCTGGTCGATGGCGTTCGCCGAACGCTTCGTCGGCAAGGGGCGGGGCCAATGGGCCGATCACGACCCGTGGGGCGTCGCGCTGAAGCCGGAGGTCGTCGAGGGGAAGGGCCCCGATGCCGATGCCGAAACCCACCGAGATCCAGCCAAGGACCAAGCCGCATGACCACGCTGAAAGCCAATACGATGAAGGCCACGCCGGGGATGACCGCCGCCCGCGACGCCCGGACGGAGGTGGTGATGCCACGTGGACGGATCGAAGACCCGGTTCGCCGCGAAGAGGCCGATGCGCTGGACGACCGCCGGGCGTCGCTGAAAGCCATGGAGGCCGAGTTTGCCCGCGCGGCCATCGAGCGCGTGCAGGCCTTTACCGCGCTGGCGCGCGGCGAGGTGCGGGAGAAGGCGACGATCCGCGCGCTGGCCCCGACCAAGGCGCTGGCCGAGATGCATTTCGGGGCGGGCCGCCGCAAGGGCTGGATCACGGCACGCCAGCTGGCCGGGGCGGCGCAATACCGCCACCTGTCGGACTGCGCGAAGGTCGGCCGCGCGGCCATCGATCCGGCGGCGATCCGCGTGGATGGCGGGGGCGGGGGCAGTATCGAGGCCGCGCTGGCGCATGCCGCCGATGCCGAACGCTTGCGCAAGGCCGCGCGCAGTGCCATCGCGCGGTCGGACCATTTCGGGCTGGGCGGACGGCTGGTCGACTGGGTGGTGCTGAACGAAGGCGCGCTTGACGATTACGGGGTCGGGTCGGCATGCCCGTTCGAGAAGGAAGAGTATCAGCGCGGCGCGCGTCGGCTGGCCTTCCTGGCGGCGCTGAACCGGCTGGCCGACCATTTCGGCCTCTAAGTCCCCCAGCTTCGGGAGTCACGTGACTCATTGCCCCGAAGCCTTCGGGAACGTATCAAACCAGTCATGTCACGAATTTGCGCCCGGCCGGACCCGATCCGCCGGGCGCTGTCGTCTCCCGATCCCGTCACCAAGCCAAGGAGGGCGCGATGAACGCGACCTGCCGCAGCTGTCCCCATGCCCGCCCTGTCGAACCGGCGAAGGGCAAGGGCCCCGACCGCCAGTTCATCTGCCGCGCCAATGCCCCGCGGCCGGTGAGCGATGGCGGGGCCATCGTGCTGACCCAGTGGCCGGTGGTGCGCGCCAATGACTGGTGCGGCCAGCATCCCGACCGGGGCCTGTCCGTCCCCGAGCCCGACCCGAGCGCGCTCGACGCGGCGACGGCCGATGCGATGGACAAGGATGCCTGCGATCTGAAGACGCGCGAGGGTGAGGGGGCTGAGGACGGAAAGCGCGGCCTGTTCGGCCTCGGTGGCGTCAAGGGCAAGAGAGGCCGCAAGACCGGGCGGGGTCGGAAATGACCCGGGCGGCCGGAAAGCCGGTCTGCGGCAGCTGTCCGCACTGGCGTTTCGAGCGGCAGGGCAATGCCGAACGCGCCGGGCGGTGTGGCCATGGCGCCGCCGAGGATGGCGAGATGTCCGGCCTGCCGGTGCGGCTCGAAAGCGCTCAGTGGGACTGCCACCCGGATCTGAAGGCCAAACCCAAAGGAAAGGCGAAGGCCGATGGCGCTGCGCGCAAGCCGGGGGTTTGACGGCGGGCTGGACGTTCGCACCAATATCCGCGAGTTCACGCGCGGGCTGAACAGCGTGCAGCGCGACCAGCTGCCCTTCGCGCTGTCGCTCGCCATGAACCGCACGATCAACGGCGTCGAGGCCGACAACAAGCGCTACATGGCGCGGGCCATCGACCGGCCGACGCGCTTCACGCTCAATTCGCAGCGCAAGGTCTATTCGAACAAGCGCAGCCTCAATGCCGCCATCGGCTTTCGCGAGTTCGCGGGCAAGGGCGTCGCGGCGGGCAAGTATCTGCGCGGGCCGGTGTTCGGCGGCGGGCGGCGAACAAAGAAGTTCGAGGTCGCCATGCGGCGGCGAGGACTGCTGGCGGGCGGGAAGTTCGTCGTGCCCGCGCCGGGCGTCAGGCTCAATGCCTACGGCAACCTGACCGGGCGTCGATATCAGCAGATCCTGTCGGATCTGCAGGCGCACGGCGAAGTCGGCTATCAGGCCAACCGGACGGCGCGGTCGACGGCCCGCAACCGGAACTACCGGGTCAGGCGCTACTTCGTGCCGAAACCCGGCGGTCGCCTGCGGGACGGCGTCTGGGAGCGCAGTGGGGCCAGCGGGCGGATCAAGCCGGTCCTGATCGCGATAGGATCGCCGCGCTACCGCCGGACGTTCAACTTCTTCGGCGCGTCGGCCCGGTCGGCCTCGGGCCGGTTCAGGCGGGAGCTGCCGCGCGCGCTGGAGCGCGCCATGGCCACGGCCCGGCGGTGACCCCCCTTGAGCGGGTCCTTCCGGCCGCCCCGCCGCCGTGGGTATATTCGCACCCGGGTGGTTGTGTAGCTGCAGGGGTGGGAGAAGCCGGAATCTTGAGGTTTGACGGGCGGATCAGGGAAAGCGGGAGTCGGATCAAAGGGTTAGGCGATGCCGCGTGCGCAGAAAGGTAAAGTCGTCAACCAGAAGGAATTGTCGATCCTGTTCGGGGTGACGACGCCGACCATAAATGCGTGGGTTTCCAAGGGCATGCCCTGCCAGAAGCAAGGCGCGCCGGGACAGCCGAGCGAGTTCAACACGGCCGATTGCTTCAACTGGCGGCTCGACGAAGAACGGCGCGCGGGCGGCGGCATGCCCGCTGCGCTCGACGAGCTGCGCGAACGGAAGATGCGGGCCGAAGCCGAGACGGCGGAGATGAACCTCGCCCAGGCGCGGGGCCGCCTGGTGCCGATCGACCAGGTCGCGGACCTGGTCAGCAGCGAATACGCGAAAGTCCGGGCGCGCATGACGGCGCTGCCGGGAACGACCGCGCCCCGAATTGACCCAAGCCGGACGCGCGAGGTCGCGCTGATCATCGCCGATGCAGTCAACGACGCTCTTTCCGAGCTCTCCGCAGACGATGCCTACGCCGCCAAGCCTGGCGGACGTGCTCGCAAGGATAAGGCGCGCCGCGCTAAAGCCGCGGTCGCGGATCCCGCTCGACCAGTGGGCTGACGAGCACCGGCGTCTGTCCGTCGAGGCGAGCGCGGAGCCGGGCCGCTGGCGATCGGTCCGGGTGCCGATGGGCATCGGCCCGATGCGGGCGGTGACCGACCCGGAGGTTCACACGGTCACCTGCATGGGGCCGACGCAGGAGTTCAAGACCGAGCTGATTCTGAACACGGTCGGTTATTTCGGGCATCAGGATCCGGCGCCGATCCTGCTTGTCCTGCCGACCGACAAGCTGGCGGAGAGTTTTTCGAAGGACCGCCTCGAGCCGATGCTTCGCGACACGCCGGTCCTGCGGGCCATCTCGGCGGATCCGAAGTCGCGGGATTCGAAGAACACGCTGACGCGCAAGACGCTCGAAGGCGGTTCGGTGATCGACCTCGTCGGGGCGAACAGCCCGACGGATCTGTCGAGCCGGCCAAAGCGCGTCGTCCTGGCCGACGAGATCGACAAGTATCCGGAGAGCGCCGGCAAGGAAGGCGACCCGCTGTCGCTGGCCGAGGAGCGGCAATCGAGCTTCTGGAACCGGTTCTCGATCCGGACCTGCTCGCCGACCGACAAGGACTTTTCGGCGATCGGGCGCGAATACGAGCTGAGCGATCAGCGCCGGGCCTTTGTCCATTGCCCGCACTGCGGCGACCCGCAGGTGATGCTCTGGCCGAACGTGAAATGGGACAAGGACGAGGACGGCAATCACATTCCGGAAACGGCGCAGTACCAGTGCCGGGGCTGCGGCGTTCTCTGGACCGAGCAGGAGCGGGTTGCGGCGATCATGGCGATGGTCGATGCGCCGGGCGCCGGCTATTGCCAGACGAAGCCCTTCCGATGCTGCGGCAAGGAGCACAAGCCGCTCAGCTGGCATAGCGACGAACACTGGGACGACCGGGGCATGGCGCACTGCCCGGAATGCGGCAAGCGCGCGCCGTTCGCCGGACACGCCGGGTTCAATGTCTCGAAGCTGTACTCGACCCGGCAGGGGCTGGCGGACACGGTCCGCAAGTTCCTCCTGGCGGTCGACTATCCGGAAAAGCTGAAGGTGTTCATCAACACCCAGCTGGCGGAGTTGTGGGAAGAGCAGTCGGTGAAGATCAGTCCGGAAGGGCTGATGGCGCGCTGCGAAGCCTATGACGACCAGACGATACCGGACGATGTGCTGATCCTGACCGCCGGGGTCGACACGCAGGACGACCGGCTCGAGGTCGAGATCGTCGGCTGGGGTCCGGGACGGGAGAATTGGGGCGTTCACTACCGGGTGCTCTACGGCGACCCGTCGCAGGACGCGGTCTGGCGCGAGCTCGACGCGGTGCTGACGCGCGACTACCGGACGGTGTCGGGCAAGCCGCTGCGCGTCGCGGCGACCTGCATTGACAGCGGCGGTCACCATGCCGACCCGGTCTGCCGCTTCGCGAAGGCGCGCGCAGGCCGCAAGGTCTGGGCGATCAAGGCCAATGGCCAGCCGGGCCGGCCGATCTGGCCGAAGCGGGCGTCTAAGACGAAGTCGTTCCACAACGTCTTCGTGATCGGGTCGATTGCGGCGACCGAGCAGGTCTATGGCGATCTGAAGGTGAAGGATGCGGGTGCGGGCTATTGCCACTTCCCGCAGACCTATGACGAGACCTGGTTTGACCAGGTCATCGCCGACAAGCCGAAAACCAAGGTGGTCGGCAACCGGCGCGTTCGCGTATTCGAGACGCCGCCCGGCCGCCGGAATGAAGCGCTCGACTGCCGGAAGTATGCACTCGCCGCGCTGATCAGTCTGAATGTCCTGCTACCCGCGCCCCGGCCCCGCCCGGTGCCCGCAGCCGAACGCCCGGCGAAGATCGCAAACGACACGGCGCCGCAACCGGCAAAGGCGGAAGCGCCCCGGTCCGCACCGGCACTCGCGCCTGCACCCATGCCGGTGGCGGAGGCGGCTCCGGCCCCGAAACGCAAACCCCGCGGCCGCCGCAAGCGGCTGCATGACGGCGACAGGTGGATCTGATGGCTTACACGACTGACGATCTGACCGCGCTGCAGACGGCAATCGCGACCGGCGCGCGGCGTGTCACCTATAACGGTCAGACTGTCGAGTACCGCGATCTCGACGAAATGCGCCAGATCGAGCGCGACATGATGGCGGCGATTGGCCAGACGAAAACCTCGCGGCGTTCGCGCGTCGTGTTCGACCGGGGCAACTGATGAACTGGATCGACCGGGCCATCGCCACCGTCGACCCGGTGGCGGCGCTGAAGCGCGTCCAGGCGCGGCGGGCGTTGTCGATCGCGGGCAGCGCTTCGGGCAAGCGCAGCTATGAGGGCGCGACGAAAGGCCGCCGGGCAAAGAACTGGCGGGCAGGCTCGACCTCGGCGACCGCCGAGATACTTGGAGCGGCGCAGACGCTGCGCGATCGTTCCCGGGATCTGGTCCGCAATGATGCCTACGCCAGGCGCGGCATGCGCGCCTGGGTCGAGAATGCGGTTGGCGAAGGCATCGTGCCCGAACCCGATACCGGAAAGGACAAGCTTGACCGGCAGATCCGCGAGGCGTTCGAGGAATGGTCGCACGAGCTCGACGCCGATGGTGTGTCGGACTTCTACGGGCTCCAGGCGCTGGCCTGCGAGACGGTCATCCAGTCCGGTGATGCTCTGGCACGCCGCCGCCGCCGCCGTTCCAGCGACGGCTTGTCGGTGCCGCTGCAGATCCAGCTGATCGAACCCGATCATCTCGACCGGCTGAAGCAGAACAATGGCGGCAACCGCGTGGTCGCCGGGATCGAACTCGACGCGTTGAACACGCGTCAGGCCTACTGGCTCTACCCGGAACATCCGGGAGATGTCGGGCTGGGTCTGACGGCGTCGCTGCGCAATGGCGCGGTGCGTGTGCCGGCCGACCAGGTCGCGCATCTCTACCGCCGCTCGCGTCCGGGTCAGCTGACCGGCGTGCCCTGGCTGGCGCCGGTCATGCTCGATCTGCGCGATCTGGGCGATTACGAGCAAGCGGAAGCCGTGCGCAAGAAGATCGAAGCCTGCTTCGCCGGTTTCGTGACGACGCAGGACAGTGACGACCCGCGAACGCTTGGCGATGAGAGCAGCGACGAGGATGGACGGCTCGAAACGCTGGAGCCGGGGATCATCGAGTATCTCGAACAGGGCGAGAGCATCACCTTCGCCCAGCCGACATCGAACGGATCCTATGGCGAGTACACGCGCCAGCGCCTGCACAAGATCGCGACCGGTCTTGACATGCCCTACATCGTCCTGACCGGCGATGTGAGCCAGACGAATTATTCGAGCTACCGCGCCGGACTGATCCAGTTCCAGCGTGCCGTACGCCAGTTCCAGCGTCAGGTTCTGATCCCCGGCTTCTGCCGGCCGGTCTGGTCCTGGTTCATCGAATCCGCCTTCGCCGCCGGGCGGATCGGCGAGATGAACACACGCGTGAAGTGGACACTGCCGCAGTTCGAGAGCGTCGACCGCCAGAAAGAAGCGTTGGCCGACCTGATCGAAGTCCGCATGGGCAAGACGCCGATGCCGGAAATCATCCGGCGGGCCGGCGGTGATCCCCGACGCGTACTCGACGAAATCGAAAAGTGGACCAGCGAAGTCGATGCCAAGGAACTGATCCTCGACAGCGATCCGCGCAAGGTCACGCGCGCCGGTGTCGGCCAGTTCAGCGATCCGCGCCTGCTCAACGGCGAGCCGGATACCGACACCGTCACGACCGAATAGACGGTCACTCGACCACAGGAGATATGCCATGCCGCTCGATGCCACCGTCGAGATGCCGCCGCTTGACCTGCGCGCGCAGGTCCGCGCCGAAAGCGTCAACGAAGAAACCCGCACGGTCGAACTGGTCTGGACGACCGGCGCTGCCGTGCGCCGCAGCAGCTATCGCATTGGCGATTACATGGAAGTGCTGCGCGTTGATGAGGCGTCGATCCGCCTTGATCGGCTGAAGAATGGCGCCCCCTTCCTGAACAGCCATAACCGATGGGAACTCGGCGATGTGCTTGGCGTCGTCGAGGACGCCTGGATTGAAGGCGGGAAGGGTTATGCGCGGGTCCGGATTTCGGATCGCGACGAGGTCGAGCCGATCTGGCGCGACATCAAGGCCGGAATCATCCGGCAGGTTTCGGTGGGCTACATCGTCCACCGCTACGAGGTGGACGAGAGCGACGAAAAGCTGCCCGTCCATACGGCCACGGACTGGGAACCGTTCGAGATTTCGGGCGTCCCGGTCGGCGCGGATCCCGACGCAGGTTTCCGCAAGCAGGCCGAAACACACCCCTGCGTCATTCACCGGGCCGACGCCCGCAATCCTGAACAGGAGACTTCGATGCCGAAGGACAATACCCGTTCGGCCGGCGACCCGGCTGAGAACAAGGCGGTCGACACCGCCACCCGCGACGAGAATTCCACCGACCGGCGGTCGGTGAATTCCGAGACGCGGATCGACGATCAGGCGGCAGCCCGCCGCGCCATCGCCGAAGAGCGCCAGCGCGCCAAGGATATCCGTGATGCCGGTGCGAAGCTGCGCATCGACGCCAACGAAGTTGACAAGGCAGTCGAAGACGGCGTGTCCGTTGACCATGCCCGCGCCCGCTTCATCGACCTGATGGCGGATGCCGATGCCAAGCAGGGCACCGAGACCGAAGTCCGTTCGACCATCCGCGTCAATCGCGACGAGATGGACACCCGCCGCGAACTGGTCGGCAATGCGATCGAGCACCGCCTGAACCCGAAGGCGAAGCTGGAAGACGGCGCCCGCGAATTCCGCGGCATGTCGCTTCTGGAGATTGGCCGGGAGCTGCTCCAGGCGCGGGGCGAAAGCGTCCGCGGCCTCAGCAAGATGCAGCTTGCCGCAAAGGTGCTCGAGCGTGGCTATCATTCGACCAGCGACTTCCCGCTGATCCTGGCGAATGTCGCCAACAAGCGCCTTCGCGGAGCGTATGAGCTTGCGCCGAAGACGTTCGAACCGATCTGCAACCGGGTGACGCTGCCGGACTTCAAGACGGCCAGCGTGCTTCAGCTTGGTCAGGCCCCGGCGCTTGAGCACATCCCCGAGGGTGCCGAATACAAGGCCGGTACGTTCGGCGAGAACCGGGCGCAATACGGACTTCTGACCTATGGCCGGAAGGTTACCATGACGCGCCAGATGATCGTGAACGACGATCTCAACGCGTTTGACCGCATCCTGCGCGGTTTCGGTTCGAGCGCGTCCAACCTCGAATCCGACATCGTCTGGGGCATTATCTGCACCAATGGCGCGATGGCGGACGGCTTCAACCTGTTCAGTTCTGATCACGCCAACCTGGCGACGGCCGGTGCGATCACCATCGCCAATCTGGGTGCGGCCAAGGCGCTGATGCGCAAGCAGACCGCGCTCGATGGCGAGTCTCTCCTGAACATCGAGCCTGCCTTCCTGGCGGTCCCGGCGGAGCTGGAGACGGTCGCGCTGCAATATACGCGCAGCACCTTTGTGCCGGAAACGGCCGCCAACCAGAACGTTCACGGCACTTCGCTGACCCCGATCATCGAACCGCGCCTGGCGTCGCTGTCCGGCGGCTCGGCGGACGACTGGTATCTCTTCGCCGATCCGAACCGTATCGATACGATCCACTACGGTTATCTGGAAGGTGAAGAGGGCGTCCAGCTTGACCAGATGGCGGACTTCGACACCGACGGCGTGTCGATGAAGGCCCGTCTCGACTTCGCTGCGGGCGCCGTTGATTTCCGCGGCGGTGTGAAGAACCCGGGCAGCTAGTCCGCCCCGCCGCATAACCCCTGACGGAAAGGGGCGGTCCTGACGGCCGCCCCTTTCGCGTTCCGCCGGCGGTGACGCCGACGATCCCCCCATCAAGGAAAGGGTCCCCCGATGACCACGAAATTCGTCCAGACCGGCGATATCATCAACCTGACCGCCGGTTCCGCCATCTCGTCCAACGACGTCATCCTTCTTCCCGGCATGATCGCCGTGGCCCAGACGGCTGCCGCAACGGGCGAGACCTATGCCGCCGGCATCTCCGGCGTCTACGAACTCGCCTGCAAGTCGACCGATGTGGTCGCGATCGGCGACGAGCTGTTCTGGGATGCCGACAATGAGGAGATGACCCTCACGGCGGCCGGACATGTCTATGCCGGTCTTGCCACGAAGGCGTCCGGCAGCGGTACCGCAACCGTCGAAATCCTGATCAACGCGCCGCGGCGCGCCAACACGGTCGTAGTGCAATGCACGATCCCGGATTCCGACGAGGTCAATCCCGGCGTCGCGGTCGCACCGGTCGCCGGCGAGATCATCGCCGTCTATTCGACGGTCGATTTCGTGACCGGCGGCGCAACGGTCGCTGCCGAAACCGTGGTCACCACGAAGATCGGTGCTACCAACATCACGGGCGGCGCGATCACCATCGCATCGGGTGCCGCGATCGGCGATGTCGATACGGCCACCCCGACCGCCGCGAATGTGGTTGCGGCCGGTGACAAGCTGTCGGCGGTGTCCGACGGCGCGAATACCGCGAACCATCCGGTCACGGTGTTCTTCGTCATCGAGCGCCGCTGATGGCCGGCCGGGTCTTCGGCCCGGCCGCGCGCATCTTCCAGTCTGCCCTCGGCGAGACCGTGACCTATACGCCGCAAGGCGGGGACGCGGTCTCGCTGCAGGGCATCTTCACCGCCGACTACTACGCGGCGCTGGAGGGCGGCGAGCTTCAGGTCGCCAGCACGAAACCGGCCGTTTCACTGCCCGTCGCCGATGTGCCGAACGCGGCGCAGGGCGACGGCGTCACCGTTCAGGGGACGGCCTACACCGTGGCCGAGGTCCAGCCCGACGGCATGGGCATGGTCGCGCTGATCCTGCACGAGGCGTGAGCTGATGGCGCATATCCGCACGAGAATCCGCACGCGGGCGAAGGCGCTGCTGACCGGGCTCGCGACCACCGGTGCGAACGTGTTCGAGAATCGGCAGACGGCCATCGAACGGTCCGCACTACCGGCGCTGAATGTCAGCCTGGGCGATGAGGCGATTCAGGACATCGCGAAGTCGGGCCGTCTCGGGCGGCAGCTCGATCTGCATGTCGACATCGTGTGCGAGGATGACGGCACGCTCGCGGCCGATCTCGACACGATCCTGGCGGAGGTCGAAACCGCGCTGTCCTACAGCGCGACGCTCTCGGCCGCGAACGCGGCGGTCTTCGGGCTCAGCGAAGGCGATCGCTGGACGAAGAATCTGATCAAGGACATCACGCCCCGCGCGATCGGGGAGATGTATGACGGCGAGGGCCGCCGGATCACCGGCCAGGCCCGCATCACCTTCGCCGTCGAATACCACACCCAAGACGGCACGCCCGGCGCGGCGCTGCCCTGAACCCTGCAGTGAACCCTGAAAGGACACGCACATGACCACGCACACGGGCAAGGACGGCGTCGTCAAGATCTCGACGAACGAGGTTGCCGAGGTCACCGACTTCACCGTCACTGAAACGGCCGACACGGTCGAGGACCACGCGAAAGGCGACAGCTGGAAGACGCACCAGCACACCTTCAAGAGCTGGACCGGCGAGGTCAGCTGCCACTGGGACCCGTCGGACACAAACGGGCAGGAGGCGCTGACGATCGGGGAGTCCGTGTCGCTGAACCTGTTCCCCGATGACGATCAGTCGGGGGACCGGCAGATCTCCGGTACGGCGACCGTTACCGGCATCACGACCGAGTCTCCGCTCGAAGGCTTGTGCAGCGCGCGCTTCTCCTTCCAGGGCAATGGCGCGCTGACGAAGTCGAACGTCGGCGCCTAAGCCATGGCCGGTAGTGACGTGACCGGGCGGGCGGCCGACAAGAAGCGGTCGCCCCTCGGCAAGACATATCTGGCGTGCGCCATGAAGGCGCATGCCGACGGCCTGACGAAGGTGGATGTCGCCGAGTTTGGCGGCACCGTTTTCGCGCGCCGGCTGACGGTCGAGGACCGCTCGAAAATCCTGACGTGGGCGAAAGGCGATCCGTTCGAGCAGGCGCTCTACACGGTCATCTTTCACGCGCGTGACGAGAATGGCGATCTGCTGTTTTCGGTCGAGGACAAGGTCGCGCTGAAAAAGAAGGTCGGCGGTGACGTGATCGAGGCGCTCGCGCACCGGATCAATAACGGCGTCAGCTACGAGGCCGTAAAAAAAAACTGAGTGAGGACGTGCAGCTGAAATACCGGCTGCTCCTGGCGGAGCGGCTGGGAATGACGCTCGCCCGCCTCGAGGCCGAGATGCCCGAGGACGAGATTCTCTACTGGATGGCGCTCGACGAAGAGCGCGCGGAAGCCCGGAAGAAGAAGGGATAGCGCCATGGCGCTCGGCCTGCCGAAGGATTTCCGCTTCGACATCTTCGCGCGCGACCGCACGCAGGCGGCCTGGCGGGGGATTACCAATTCCATCCGCGGCGGTCAGCAGGCGGTGACCGGCTTCGTGCGCGCCTGGGGGCCGCTGCTCGGCATCACCGGCGTGGCGGGGCTGGGAATCATCGTCCGGCAGTCGCTGGAAGCGGCGGACTCGCTGCAGACAGCGGCCGACCGGGTCGGGGTCAATGTCGAGCGGCTGCAGGAGCTGCGCTACGCCGCGCAGACCTATGCCAATGTCGAAGGCAATGCGCTCGACATGGCGCTGCAGCGCTTTTCCCGCCGGGTCGGCGAGGCGGCCAACGGGTCGGGCGAGCTCTACAACGATCTCGTCCGGCTCGGCATTCCGCTGCGCGACAATGAAGGCCTGGTCCGGGACAGCTACGAGATCCTGCTCGACTATGCCGATGCGATCGCGCGGGCCGAGGGCCCGCAGGAGCAGCTGCGCCTGGCGTTCAAGGCGTTCGACAGCGAAGGCGCGGCGCTGGTCAATATCATGCGCGAGGGCCGGGACGGTGTCGCGGCCTATGCCGAGGAGGCAAGGAACCTCAACCTCGTCCTGGGCGAGCAATCCGTCGCCGCCGCTCAGCGCGCAAACCAGCGCCTGCAGCAGCTCGGCCGGTCGATCCAGACGCAGGTCACCGGCGCGGTGATCGAACTGGCGCCCGAGATCGAGGATCTGACGCAGTCGATCATCGACATGCTGCCGACGCTGATCGAGTGGGCCACGGCCGCGGCGAATGCGATCGGCGGCGTGCTCGACGCAATCAGCCGAACGCGCGCCGAACAGGCCGAGGCGCTGCAGACGTTCGCCAACGATGTGGAGCTTCTGAACCGCGACGTCTCGGTGCGCGAAGTCCACACGCTGTTCCGGCAGAATTTCGACGGCGCGGAAGCCCAACGGCTGATGCAACAGGCCAACGAGCTGTTCTTCGACAATCGCCTCTACAACGATCCGGATCGTCTGGATCAGCGCGGAATTCAGCTGCTGACGGAATGGCTGCTGCGGCTCGCCGATGCGCGCCGCGAGGCCGCCGATGCGCTGACCGGAGAGACGCCTCCCGGTCGGACACCGCCGCTTGTCCCGCCGGGCTCTGGGGGTGGCAGCAGAGGTGGGGGCGGTGCGGACACACCCGCCCCCGTTTTCAACGACGAAGCTTTCCGCAATGCGCGGGTCTTCGTGCGCGAGCTGGAGATCATCCGCCGCGAACTCGGCAATGGCGCGGAAGGTCTTGCCAGCTACACCGAGGCGGTGAACGACGCGGTCGCGCGCGTGACCGAACTGGAAGACCAGCGGGCGCTGATGGATGCCCGGCGTGAAGCAGGCGCCACGACCGAGGCAGAGCATACCCGCCAGGTCGAGGCGAACAACGAGGCGCTGGAGGAAGCACGGTCGCGCATCGCCGCGCTGGCCGCCCTGACGCCCGAGGTCGAGGCGCTGAAGGCCGAGCTGGAGCAGCTCGACCCGAGCGCCGACAAGGCGGCGCAGGGTTTCGACCAGTTGCAGAACGCGGCGGACAAGGCCGGCGAAACGATCGCGAACGTGCTGGGCCGCAGCCTTGAAGACCTGCTGCTCGATGCCGAACGGGCGCCGGACATCCTGCGGGCGCTGGTTCGCGAACTGTTGCGCGTGCTGGTCGTCCAGAGGCTGGTCGGCGGATTGCTCGGCGGGCTCGGGATCAAGGGCTATGGCAATGACGTGACCGGCGGCTTCATTGCCGATGCGGCGGGCATTGCCGGTCCCGCCGGTTCGGCGATCGAAGGCATCGTGAAGGCCGGAACCGCGGCCAGTCCGATGACGGCGGGTGCCGGCATGGCGCAGGTCGTGATCCAGCAATCGGTGACAGTCGACGCCCGGGGCGCGGTGAATGCCGACGAGGTGCAGCGCCGGGTCGATATCGGCATGAACGAGGCCACGGCCCGCGCCGTGGCGACCGCCGAAAAGCGGCTGCCCGGACAGATCCGGATGCTGAAGCGCGATCTGAGGATGCCATGAATCCGGTCGAAGATGCCGTTGAAATGCCGGCCGCGCTGAAGGTGCGGACATCGCGCTTCGACCCGCGCCACCGGCAGAGCGCGGATGCGCGCACGTCCGGTGCGGTCGATGTGTGGGACACGGCGCGGCCCTTCTGGGAGCTGGAGTTTGCCAGCGGCCCGATGTCGCCCGCCGTGCTGCAGACCTGGCGGGGCTGGCTGGCGGGCCTCAAAGGTTCGGCGCGGTCCTTCCTGGCGTGGGACAAATGGGCGGAGCGGCCCGTCCATTTCGACGGGGCGGCCGATCTTGATGGCGTGACCTTCGACAGCACGACCGCGACGTTCGACGAGACGGACTGGACGTTCGACGGGGTCAAGGCCCCGTGGGGCGAACCGGTCCTGACGGCGATCGACACGGCGGCCGGCACGATCAACACGAGCGGCTGGGTCAGCGGCACGCAATTGCAGCCGGGAGACCCGCTGAGCTGGTTCGACGGGCGCAACTGGACGCGCGTCGTGATCGGCGGTTCCACGATCACCATCGTGGGCGGCGACGGCCTGGCCAACGGTCTGACCGTCGAGCCCTATCTGACCGCGGTTCCGGGCCTCGCCGGTTACATCCTGCCGATCCCGCTGCGCGTGGAGAAGGCGTGCTGCGAGATGGTGCTGAAACCCAACAGCGCGTCCGCCGCGCTCAGCCATGACCAGATCGGGACGGTGAGCTTTCAGGCCGCCCAGATCGTGAGGAGAGCCAACACATGACGTTCAACACGATCGGCCGGGGTTCGACCGCGGGTGACGGCACCGGCACGCCGGCGCGCACAGCCGCGACCTATATCAACGACCTGGTCAATGCGGCGAACAATGGCCAGCTGCAGGGCTTCAAGAACTTCCTGATCAATGGCTGTTTCCAGGTGAATCAGCGCGCCTTCGCGGGCGGGGCGCTGGCCAGCACGGTCTATGGCCATGACCGCTGGCAGGGGTCCGGCAGCGGCGGAAATTACTCGGTCTCCGGCGACACGGTGACGATTGCGTCCGGCGCGATCCAGCAGATCATCGAAGCGCCGGGACTGGCCGGTGAGCAGGTGACCATCTCCGCCGAGGACGTGACGGGCGGCAGCCTGTCCATCATCATCGGCGCGGTCGGCGGCGGTTCGGGTTCGGCCTCGGGGTCGATCCCGGCGGGCAGTGGCCGTCAGGAATTGCAGCTGACCGTGCCCGCCGGCGTCACCGCCAACATGTATTGCTATGTCGGCGGTACGGCGGTGTCGTTCAAGAAAATCCAGCTGGAGCGCGGGGGCAAGGCCACCCCGTTCGAGCAACGCCCGCTGTCGCTCGAAACCATGCTGTGCCGCCGCTATTTCCGGCGGCTGAACATCGCGCAGTTCCAAAGCTTCATCGTCGCGACAACGGTCGGGTCCGACACCTACCGCGCGCCGTTCGAGCACAATCCCCCGATGCGCACGAGCCCGTCCTTCTCCACCGGCGGGACGTTCGAGGATGCCTCGTCCGGGATCGACCTGACGGCCACGGCGTTCGCGCTGTCGGTGAACTTCTCGACGCTGCAATTCGTCGCGGCGTCGACGCTCACGTCCGCGGCGATCAGCGTGCGGGGCGAGGGGGCCGGGGCCAACACGATCGACTTTTCCGCCGAGTTCTGAGGGAGGCAGCCATGACGCCCGTATCGGCCGTTCGTTATCAGCATCCGGATTTCGATCCTCCCGCCCAGGGGCCGGAGATGATCCGGATCAGTTTCGACGATGGCAGCGAAGTGTCAGGTGCGCCGGATTGCGGCGACGCCACGTTTCGTGCTGCGCTCTACGGCGACGCGGAACTGGGCTGGGCGGCATTGACGGTCGCGGACGCGGAATAGGCCATGCGCGACATTCCGGCCGAAGCGCTGGCCCTGGGCGAAGCCGGGGGCGGGGCGGTCCGCGTGCTGATCCGCACGACGATCGAGGGCGAGACCTACAACTTCATCGACGAGCCGGAAGCGTCGATCGAGCTTGACGGCGTCGTCTATCAGGGGCTGGCCGACGGCGCGGTACGGTTTTCCGGCGTACCCGATGGCGGCGGCATGGAGGCCAGCCGCTTTGCCCTGACGATCGACAGCGCGGGCATGCTTCTGGGCGATGCGGCGGAAACGCCGGCGGAGATCCTGTCGAAGATTTCCGACTATGCCTATCAGGGCGCGGAGATCGATGTCGACTTTGCGGTCTTCACGTCCGCGCCGGGGGGCTATGTCACCACGATCGAGGGGATAGCCGGGCGGTTCACCGGCGCGCCGATGGCGGTCGATACCGCCGGCGGGTCGGCGACGCGCACGATGGGCTGTCAAACGCTGGAGCAGGACTATGGCCGCTCCAATGGCGGCACGCGCGGCCCGGCGCATTGCCGGCGCTTCTTCCCCGATGACACGGGGATGGACTTCGTGCCGCAGGTCGCGACCGAGACGAAGCTGAAATGGGGCGTCGAGGGCGAAGGCGCGACGGCTGGCGGGCGCGGCGGCGGCATCGGCCGCCCCGGCGACATCTTCACCCAGCTGGTCTGATGCGCGCGCCGGACTGGGATACCCGCCTTGCCGAATGGGTGAGGGGGGTCGAGGCCGCCTGCCCGGTGATCTGGCGGGATTCCAATTGCGGCTTCCTGGTCGCCGATGCGGCGGTGGCGATGGGCCTGCCGGATCCGGCGGCGAGGTTTCGCAACTGGACCGAGCGCCGCCTGCGCTGCCTGTCGGCGCGCGGCCTGATGGCCGCTGTGCCCTATGCCGAAATCCCGGTCCGCCGCGCCCGGCGCGGCGACTGGATCGCCCTGCAATCCGAAGACGGGCTGGAGCCCGGCCTTGCCGTCTGTCTCGGCAGGCAGGCGCTTGGCTTCGACTTCGCCACCGGCCGGCTTGCCCGGCTTCCCCTCGATACCGCGCTGCGCGCCTTCCGGGTCGAATAGATGCCCCCTGTTATTGGTTTCATCAGCGCGGTCGGCGGCGCAATTCTTGGCGCGCTGTCGGCAGGCGGGATCGTCGGCTTTCTGGCCAACACGGCGCTCGGTCTGGTCGTCAGCCTGGCGACGAACGCATTGTTCGTGCGGCGACCGGACGGCACCCAGCCCGCCGATGAAGGGCTGGAGATGCGGCTGCGCATCCAGCCCGATCACCCGATCGAGGTACTGGTCGGCACGGCGATGACGGGCGGCAGCCTGGTCTATGCCAATACGCGCGGCACCAATAACGAATATCTGGAACGCGTCGTCCTCCTGTCCGACTGGCGCTGCGACGGCGTCGTGAAGGTGTATGGCGACGGTGAGGAGCTGACCTTCGACGGCGACGTGACGACGGGCTACCGAGCCTGCACCTCGCACTATCTGGACGAGGCGAACAATCCCTGCCTGTGGCTGCGCATCCATCTGGGCGATCCGGACCAGACGGCCGACAGCGAACTGATCGCCAACTATGCCGAGCTGAATTCGAACTTCCGCCTGCGCGGCCGGGCCTATGCCATCACGCGCATGAAGTGGAACCGCGACGCCTATCCGTCGGGCGAGGCGGAACTGCTCTACGTGATGCGCGGTGCGCCCTGCCACGACCCGGCCGACGAAACGAGCGACCCGGACGATGACAGCACCTGGCCCTGGACGGACAACTGGGCGCTGATCGGCGCGCAATACCATCAGGGCTGGTATTTGAACGGCAAGCTGGTCTGCGGCCTTGGCTGGCCGCGTTCGCGCATCCCCGACGCTGACCTGATCGCCGCCGCGAACGAATGCGACGAGACGGTCGCGCTCAATGCCGGGGGTACGGAAAAGCGCTATTCCGGCGGCGGGTCCTTTCTGGTCGGGCGCAAGGGGCGAAGCCACAAGCAGAACCTCGCCCATGTCGAAGAGGCGATGGACGGATCGATCGATTGCGGCACGGGCCGTTCGGTGCGGATCCTGCCGGGCGTCGAGCGAACGCCTGTCGATCTGACCATCGCCTTTGCCGACACGCTGGCCGGAGAGGTGATCTACGATCCCGATAGCGAACCGGCGGAACGCATCAACCAGTCGACCGGCCGCTTCATCGATCCGGGCAGCCGCTACGAGCAGTACGAGATCCCGCTGGTCATCGACGAGGATTATCTCGAGGCCGACCAGGGGCAGGAATATGTCGACGATCCGACCCTGCTCTTCGTGCAGAGCTTCACCCAGGCGCAGCGCATCCTGAAGCGGCGCCGGGAACGCTCGCGCCACGGCGGCACGATCACCTGCTCCCTGCCGCTCTTCCCCTACATCAAGCTGGAGCGCGGCGACCGCGTGCCGCTCGACGCGGCCTTCCGTTCGACCTTCGGCCTGCCGGAGACCTATTGGCGCGTCGCGCGCCGGCCCGAACTGGTGTTCGACCGCGAGGGCAAGCTGCGCCTGAATTTCGTGCTGCGCGAGCATCCCGATTCCATCGGCAGCTGGACGCCCGCTACGGACGAGGTGTCGAAGCCGGGCAGCACGTCGACGCGGCCCGGCCTGCCGGCGCTGGAGCTGTCGAACTTTGCCGTGTCCGCCGTCGAGCTGACCGTGGGCTTCGTGAAGATGCCCGCAATCCTGGCGACCTGGGATGCCGGCGACAGCCGGGTGCGCGTGCAGGTGACGGGCACGCGGCTCGACGGCGACGAAGGCTCGCCCGTCTCGCCGGTCGAAACGATCACCAACACGGTCACCGCCGATACCGGGCGCTGCTATGTGCTCGGCGGCCTGCCGTCGCAGTACTATTCGGTGGCCTATGGCCTCGCCTCGTCCGGCCGGTTCAGCGGGCAGACCGTGGCCGACACCTCGCTGCAACTGACCGCGAACCTCGAGCCGACCGGCGTTGGCGGCGTCAGCGCGGCGGACATCGCCGCGGCGGCGGATGACGGAGTTCTGACGCCGAGCGAAAAGAACACGATCGTCCCCTTCCTCGAAAGCCTGCTGACGGAGTATTCCGGCGGCCTGCTGACCACGCGGGCGGGCATCTATTCGGTCTCGACCACGGCCTACACTACCGCGCTCGGCGCGCTCGACACCTATCTCGGCGGGCTGACCAGCGCCGTCGACTGGAACGATCTGGGCGGAAACACGACCATCGTCGGCGCGACTTGGGTCTCGACCATCCAGGCGGCGGTCGAGGCGCGCGATGCGCTGCTCGACGCGATCGAGACCGCGAGCGGATCGGGCAATGTCGTGCTCAACCCCGACGGCACGCTCGACAACGGCGTCGGCACGGGCGGCGGTGTGACGTTTTCGGGTCTGGGCGGGGGCGATCTCGGCCTGCTCGACACGCTCGACTGGGGCGATCTCACTGGGCGTCCGGTCTGGCTGACCGATGGCCGGGTCAATCTCGGTCTGAATTCGGACGGCGACTATCTGCGGGATCTGGTTCTGTCCCAGGTCACCGATGCCGGCGCGCTGGCCGCCCTCGATGCGGTCGCCTGGGCCAGTGACATCAGCGGCGTGCCGGCGAACCTTGCCGCGCTGACGGGCAGTGAGGGCATCCTCAATACGCTGGTCTCGATCAATGCCGACGGATCTCTGTCGGGCGCGGGTTCCGGCAATGTGACGCTGGCGGGGATCGGGGCAGGCAATGTGGCCCTGCTCGACCTCGTGACGGATGCCTACATTCCTTCGGGTGCGGGCATCAAGCAGACCAAGCTCGACCGGCCTGTCGCCGAAGCAACGCGCGGCACCGGGGCAAACTTCACGTCTACCAGCTGGGCCGACATCGCGTCGGGCAGCGTGACGAACATCCCGGACTATCCTGGCTGGCTGCTGAACGGGACTGAGTTCAACTGGCCGCCAACGGGGGCGGCCGACAGTGCGGCGACCGTCGCGGAGTGGCGGGTGGTCGAGGACAACGGGGTCAGCCAGATCGTGCTGGCGTCGGGTGAGTTGCGCTTCGATGATTCCGGCGGGCCAGTCGTGTTCGACGCAGCCAGTTCGACCCTGCCCGATGCCTTCTGGTACGGCGCCCGGCCGGGCACCTACACCGGATCGCTCGATATCCGCCTTCAATGCCAGATCACCTCCGGAAGCTGGATCGCGCCCACGACCGCGACCCGGCTACGCGCCCGTCTTCAGTAAACGCCCTGAACCCGAAAGGACTGCCCCCATGGCCACGACTGAGCCATCCCAGACCCCTGCTCCCACCCCGGCCGAATCCGACGCCGCTCTCTGGTCTTCCCTGACCAACCGGCTCGAGGGCCTCGCCAAGGACTTCGAAGCCGCTGTCGGCGGCGAGAGCGGTTTCCAGACGCGCGCCTACATCATCGCCGGCGTCGATGTCGCGCGCATGCTGAAGGCGATGCACCAGCAGGCCGGCAACAAGAAGCCGAAGGCCTGATCAAACCTCGTCTGCAACCCTGCCATCGCCGGAGGCCACGATGCCAGACCGATTCATCCAGCCTTTCATTCAGTTCAAGAGCTGGGCCATCGTGCTCTACGAGCCGCTGATCTATTGGACGCTTTCGATCATCGCGGCGGCCGGTACGGCGGCGGCGGTGTTGCCCGATCCGGCTTTCGACCGTGACTTCTGGCTCGGCTGGGCCGGTCTCCTCGTCGGTTCGGCGCTCGACCTCACGGCACGCGGCCGGGCCTATGCGGCCTTGCCGGAGGTGCAGCGGAAAAGCCGGTGGGAAGAATGGAAGACGCGGCTCTTGTGGTCGGCGATCGGTCTCGGCTTCGGGTCGCTTCTGGCCTACGGCATCAATACCGAGGTGCTGGGCGCGCAGACGGGCTGGCATCCTGCCGTCAACGCAATCTGCGTCGGGGTCGTCGCGCTCCCCCTGATCGACGGCAGCCGCGCCTTCGCCCGATTCATGTCCGGCAAGAGCGACGTGTTCGGCGGGCTGGTGCTGAACTGGATGGAGCGCCTTGTTGCGTCGCGCGGTGGCCGACCCTCGGGCGGGGAGGGCGCGTGATGCGCCTTTCCAGAAACTTCCTGCTTTCCGAGTTCACGAAATCTGACACGGCAAACGCCAAGGCGATCGACAACACGCCGACGACGGAACACCTCGCCAATCTGCGCGTGACGGCGCTCGGGCTGGAGCAGGTCCGCGCGCTGCTCGATGATCGCGTGGTTCACATCACTTCCGGCTATCGTAGTCCGGCGTTGAATCGCGCCGTCGGGGGCGTCATCAATTCGGCGCACGCGCTCGGCCTTGCTGCGGACTTTACCGTCGAGGGCATGACGGCGCTGCAGGTCTGCCAGCGCATCCGAGACAGCCGCATCGCCTTCGATCAATTGATCTATGAGGCGTCGCGCGGCATCGCTCATCTGTCGTTCGATCCGACGCGGCTGCGCCGGGAAGTGAAGACGCAAGCGGGCGGGCCCGGCACGCCGGTTGTCAATGGCATCGCGCCATGA